AAATAAGGCCCTGCTAAAAATTTGTGAATGTGAAATAGCCACAGAATCCTTTAATGCTGAAATGCAAGCAGCGATTAATGATGCAAAATCAAAGTTTGAAAATAGCGTGAAGCCATACAGGGGAACGGTTGAAACCCTTGAAAAACAGATTGAGGATTTTGTTAGCGAAAATGCAGATGACCTTGACGGAAAATCAAAACAGCTTACCTTTGGCACAGTCGGCTTCCGTAAGGCCACTCGCATTTCATACAGCACAAAGAAAACTGATGAAATTCTGGAGAAGCTCAGAAAACAGGAAATGCTGAACTGCATTAATGTAAAGGAAACAATCAACAAGGAATCACTGAATTTATACCCGGACAAAATTCTTGCGAAGGTCGGCGTTAAACGTATCACCGAAGAAAAGTTTTATTGCGATACCGACAGGGATCGGCTAAAGGGTTGATTGTATGAAAGACAAAATGAGCCGCTACAGGGCCAAAATATTTATCCTGTGTAAAGAACAGGGAATAGACAATGATATGCTGCATGACCTTGTCTATTCTCTCACAGGCAAGGAGAGCCTGAAAGATATTACGTTCTCAGAAGCCTCTAAGATTATTGCCCTTTTATCTGGAGAGAGTTACGCGCCAGCAGGCATGGTCACAGATAAACAGCTTAGATTTATATATGGGCTTATGAAAGATATCGGCTGGATTGATGAGGACGGGAAGCCCGATGAGGCCCGGT